CGCGGCTTCCATGCCGGCGATCGCCTCAGCCAAACCGATAGATGCAGCCTTCGCTTCCTCGGACTTGGTGCCGTGCTCCTTGACTGCCTCGTTGTACTCCGACTGCGCCGTCTGCACGGCCTCCAGTGCGGACACCACAGCGAACACCGGGTCCGTCGCCGCGCGCAGACTTTCCAGGTAGGCATCCAACTGTTCCTGAGCGGCTTGGATCGCCGCCGCCTCGCGCTCCATCTCACCGGCCAGACTGCCAGCAGAATCGGCGGCCAACTCCTGCTCCGCAGCCGCCTGATCCAATGCATCGCGATATTCCGGCAACACCGACAGAAGTTGCTCCATCTCGCCACGGCTCAACCCGAACTGCTCGGCTAGAGCATTGACGATGTCCAGCGCCTGATCGCCATTACCGCCGGAAACTAGTTGCGCCAGCGCCGTGTCGATAGCACCGAACTGGTCCGCAAGCTCGCGAGTGTTGTTGACCATGTCGTCGAGGTCGGTGCCGGCGAACGAGTCCTTGTACTCGACCCAGCTCGACTTGGCTTCTTGCAGCCGCTCCCGCTGGTGCCGGATCTCCTCGACGCTGGCTTGCAGTTTGGTGATCAGTTCGGTTTCGACGCCGTCGGCCAGATGCAGCAGGGCTCTGGTGGTTTCACCGATCCCTGCCGGTGCGTCACGGGTGGCCTCTTGGATGGCCTGGATCGCGGTCGCCACCGCGAGCAGACCGGTCACCACCCCACCGGCCTTGGCTAGCCCGGTCAGAGCAGTGTGCACCCTGGGTGTCGTGGCGGCGAGTAGTTGCATTTCGGACCGGGCGGCCGCCAGCCGCGGGGCGAGCAGTAGGAATCCGCCGCCGAGCAGCGCCACGGTGCCGACCAGACCGGCCAGGATGGTCGCGATGGTCTTAACCGGTCCGGGTAAATCGCCGAAGAATCGCGCCACGTCGGCGACACCTTCAGCCAGGCCGGCGATCGCCGGCAACAACACGCCGCCGACGTCAATGGCTAGATCAACGAGGGTGTTTCGGGCGATCTGAATCTTCGCCTCGGCCGTGTCGTACCGCTTCTCGGCCTCTTCGATGAGCGCCGTGTTCTCTTCCCACGCCCGCGCGCCGTCGTCCAGCGACTTACCCAATAGGTCGCCGGCGCCGGCCAAACGAAGCAGCGAGTCACGGGTACGGATGCTGCCCAGCCCGAGCTCGTCCAGAGTGGCGAACACGTTGCCACCGGCGGCGTCGATCTGCCCCAGTCCTTGCACGAACGCCTGGATCGCCCTTGCGGGGTCCTCCTCGAATGCTTGCGTGAACTCTTGCGCAGACATGCCCGCGACGCGGGCGAAGCTCTGCACCGATTCTCCGCCTTCGGCGACCGCACTCGCCATCTTGATCATGGCGGTGGAGATGGCCGAACCGCCGGCCTCAGCCTCGATACCCACCGAAGCCAGCGCATTCGACAACGCCAGCACGTCGGCTTCGGACAATCCGATGATCGCGCCGGCACCGGCGATCCGCTGCGCCATCTCGATGATGTCCCGCTCGGTCGACGCGCCGTTGTTGCCGAGTTCGACCAGGGCCGCACCGAGACGACCCACGTCCTGCGGTGCCGTCTGCATCACGTTCATGAGTTGCGCGATGGCGGTGGCCGCCTCGCCGGCGGTCAGGTTCGTGGTCTCGCCAAGGTTGACCATGGTCTCGGTGAAACGAACGATGTCGGGGGTGGCGACGCCCAACTGCCCAGCGGCCTCGGCGACGGCGGCAATCTCGCCGTGCGTGGCGGGCAACGTGGTCGCCAGATCGCGCAAGCCCTGCTCGACCTCCGCCAGTTGCTCCGGTGAACCTTCGACCGTCTTGCGCACCCCAGCCCACGCGGATTCCCAGTCGATCGCGGCCTTCGCCGCAACGCCAAGCCCGGCTACCACGGCGGCACCGAATATCACCATTCCGCGGCCAACGTTCTGCAACGCCTGCGCGGTTCGCTGGTTCAGATCGGCGGCGAACTTGTCCGCCGCCCGATTGCCCTTGGTGATCTCCCGGTTCAGTTGGTCCATTGACGCCGCCGCCCGGCGCATCTCACGCTCGAGTTTCGCAGCGTCAGCATCGATGGTGACCTTGAGGTCAGTCTTCGCCATCCTGACCTCCTGTCCGTTTCAGCCGGATTTGCAAGCCAGGTGCCCGCTTGCCCTTGTCGTTGTTCTCGCGTTCGATGTCGAGCATCTGGCAGCCGATACAGATCCGCGTCTCAGGTTCGGCGAAGTCCGGGTCCTGCTCCCATTGCCAATCGGCGGTGCCGCAGTTCGGGCACTTCAGCGACTCTTCGGCCTGCCAGACAAGCGCAGCCTGCTGGTCATCCACCGGCCATGTGAGGAATCGCGACAGTGGGATGCCCTTGGGTCCGCAGTAGGCCATGCGAGCAGCGAACAGCGGGTCGCGCCTTAGCCTTTTCCCAGGCCCGGTGCCGGCTGCGCGTTGGTGGCGGTCACAACCGCGTCGAACAGCGCCTTCTTCTCCCCGGCCGTCCAGCGGTCGGATGCAAGTTCTTCGGCCCAGTCTCGCTCGGTCATATCAGAGTCAAGAGCGCAGATGGCCAGCGCAGCAGGCGTGAACGTTGCCCGATTCACTAGCGACCGCTGCTCGTCGGGAACGTCTTCTTTCTTCTCCTTGGCCTCCTGGTCAGCCGTTGGCGGGTGCGCAGCGATCAGCGCGTCCCGCTCCTCTTCGGTCAGTCCGCGAAACGTTACGGTGACCGAACCCTTGGCGTACCTAGCTTGAGCTTGCTTCAGCTTCTGCTCGGCTCGCTTGATCGCATCCTGGTCACCCTTGGCGGTGATCTGCGCCAACTGGTAGGTGCGTTCAGCGGCCTCGACATCAGAACGGGCACGCTCACCGGCTTCACCCAGCGGGAACGTCAGGGCGGTCGAGTGAGCGCGCTTGCGTGCGAGTTGTTCGCGGAGACTGGTCACTGATGCTCCTCGGATGCGGTGGGATGCTGGCCTCCGACTGGCTGGCATCCCAGGCAGCCAGCCGGAGGGCTCGAAGAATGGGCCGAATGACCCTTGCCAGATAGATAAACGTGGCGCATGATGAAGACGCTGAAGGGGGGATGGAAATGGTTATCGACATCCTGATCGGCATGCTGCTGATCGTCTGCTTAGACGCCACTCGCCAGTGGCTGCGCAGCGAAGCCGTGTTCTAGAGCCGCGCGAATACTCGCTCGATCGCCGACTGCACCGCCGCGACAACCTGCCGTTCCTTGGCCCGCACGGCGCGCATGAAGAACGGCCTGGTCGGCTGATCCACCCATGCCGGCCCGCCGAACACCGGGTGACGGTTGAACGCACCCCGATTCCCGAACTCCAGCGGCCTCGCATGCGGGGCCGCCCCAGCATCGACACGTATCGTCACCCCAGCGCTGCGTGCGCCGAATCCGACGCGGAGCTTCGTGGCCGCCGGGATGCGTGACGACCACGAAGCGTTCGACCGGATGTCCCGGACCAGCGAGTCGCCGGACTTGCGGATCTCCCGCCGCAGCGCGGGCCGCAACTCCTGCGGCACGTGCTGCAACTGGTCGGCGAACGCCTTGATCTCGGCGCCGTCGATGCGGATCAACTAGCCGACCTTTGCGAACGGTGTGGCCGCATTCCAAGAGCAAGACCCCTGGACCGGGCCGTCCACACTCTGCGAGAGAGAGAAGTCGAGGAACGCGGTGCCGAACCAGTATTGGCCCGGGCTGCTCACCCGGTCCGGGTAGAAGTAGACCTTCCGTGCCACGCCGTCGACGGCGGCCGTGTAGGTCTGCACGGTCGCGTCGTCATACCAGAAGTCGAACGATCCACTCGAGTCCGGTAGCCCGGCGACGTACACCTTGGCGGTATCGCCGAAGGCGGTGACGTCGGTCTTGTCCGTTGCGGCGTTCAGCGAGTTAGACCTGACGAATGCGATGGGCTCCGCCGTGCCGCCGCTTGTCAGGTTCGCGTAGACCGCACCATTTCTTCCGTGCCGCCTGGCCATGTGATTCTCCTAAATAGTGACGGGCTGACGGTCGAACAACCGCAGCAGTTTCTTGGCGTGTGCAGTGAATGTCCGGTCGGCTATCGCCGCGCGGGCTTGTCGTGCCGCTTCTTCTCGAAGGTCGTCGTGACGCAGCCACCAGCGCAGTTTCTCCGATGCGTCCTCGGCGCCGACGAACGAGGGAAGCATGTGCAGCACTTCGTCGCTTTCCGGTCGCGGGTCGCGCAGGAAGAACAGCCCGGTAGCGGCCATCTCCACTTCGCGAGGCCCCATCGAAACGCCCCAGATCAGATGGTCGGCGTCGGCCTCGCGGCGATACAGGTTCAGACCGATCTGGCTGGAGCGGTACAGGTCGACGGTCTCGGTGTTGTCCATGCAGTAGTCGATCTGGTGGATGACGTACTGCCGGATCGGCGAGTCCTCGGTGAGCTGCTGCCAGTTCCCACCAAGCTTCACGCTGAGACTTCCGAGGTCCATTGCCTCGAAGAACTCCACCCGGGACGGAAAGCCGGTGCCGACGAACGAGAAGTCGCAGACCAGATCCGGATCTGCCGGCCCGGGATGGTGGAGGCTTGGACGGTAGGCGTGGGGTGCCCACACGGTTTGGGCGACCGCCTCGAACCGTTCGATGTTGGTCGGGTCGTTGAGCAGGTTCAGATCCGCGTGGGCGGCAACACTGAGCTGCCGTTCGTCTTCGTAGGGTGATTCGGTGTGCAGTAAGACGATGCGGGTGCCGTAGTTACGGGCCTGGTCGAGTAGCCGTGGGTCGGTGAAGAACGCCGACACGGCCAGCATCACGTCAGGCCGGGTCTTGTATAGCGTGGCGGCGAGCCGGTCGGCGGCGAACTGCTTGACTTGGTCCGCATCCAGCACTCTCTGGAGCCCGGCCCCGTCACCCTTGTCGATATGGACACCTTCGTAGAAGTTGAGCACGTCTCCGAGCGGATATTCGATGACGGTCTCGCCGAGCTCGCGCAGCGCCTCGACCCACCCGTTGTGTACATCCGCA